AGGGAATTCAGATGAAATTAAAGAGCTTAATGAAGTTTGAGAAACATCTTCATCATCTTCATCATAATTATCGGATTCTCCTGTTCCTGATTGTGAAAGACTGTAAACTGATTTAGAACTACTTTTCTTGGATGGAGGTTTGGGTAGTCTCTTTTCGGATGAAGGTTACTTATTCGAGTCCTTGTCATCTGCGGATTTGTCTGATTTATTTTCCTCAGTTTTTTTATCTGAAGGTTTTTCCGATTTTTTACTTGGGGTTTTCTTATCTGATTTTGAATCCTCAGATTTCTTTTCCTCTGATTTTTTTTTATTCGGATTTCTTCCCATCAGTTTGGCCATTTTTTCCTTTACCATCAGTTGGTTTAGGCTTAGGGGTAGAAGGTTGTTATTTTTCTGATTCTTCAAACAAATTTTTTAAATTTTATTTTCTAGGTCTGTTTTCATTTTTCTTGCTGAATATCAATTTTTCTCGTCTCACGTTGGCTTGTGATTGAGTTTCAGAAGCTGAAGGTAGTCCTAGCTTGTCAATGTATTTCACTCTACTGATGTGATCTACGAAATCTTCTTTCAATTAGATTTTGTCCAATGGTGAGGATTACTCATACACGGTGTCTTTGTGGAGAGTTTAGAGTACATCCTTCAAAGGTTCAATTTTACCGAGAGAAAAATTGTTGCAGTCGTTTTTCACGATCATCTAATAATTTCTGTCAGCATGTTCTCCTGGATCGCTTTGTTTCAGAAGGATTTAGCCGACGCAATCTCTAATAATATCAGAAAAATTAGGGTTTTCTAAGTAATTTAAGAGATTGGCGGTTAACCACATTCTGGAAAATTGTTTTTATGATCGAATATTTAAAGCTCTACCTAAAAACATGGATAAATGAGCTCTCATCATGTGAATCACAGCTTCAAATCTATCTTAAGGAGTTTGGAATAAGAACAATTGCAAAATAACGTCTAGAGATTCTATATCGTCCTTCAACATAACTGAGAGCTTATCTCTTTAATTGCCTAAAGCTTTATAGTGAGAGAGGAGTGTGTTGAGGGTCTTCAATTTAACAGTGGCTTCATCTTCTCCTTCTTTGTGCTGTTTTTTCAAAACCAATTTGTTTTGTTCAATTTAGAATTGATCTCTCATTTTCCTTAAAGCTTTCTTGAACAGCTTGGATTCGAATTCTTCG